AAGACCAGCGCACGCGCGGTCTGTGCCGAGTTAGTGTCCGTATAGGTCAGCGTCAGGTTGGCATCCGACAGATAGTCTGGGTTGCCGTAGCCAACAATGGCCTGCTCGAGCGCCGTGCCGAGGTTGGTGTTGGTAACCGTGCCCCAGGTACCGGAGTTCTCGCCGGTCGCTTGAAGCTCGATCTTCAGGTTTGTTGAGTAGGAACTAGGCATGTGAGTATCCCTTTACGTCGAAATCTGAGTCCAAACCACCGTGTTTCCGTCGTTGACTATGACCCAATTTTGTGTCTGCGAGTCATCGACATTCTGCCAGTTAGGCGTCTGATTGTCATTAATCACGCCCCAGACGAGTACGGTTCCGACTTCGCCTGTTCCAGAAACCCCTACCAGTGTGACGTTGGCATCGGAGGTGGTTGTAACCGACCCAACTTGGCCTGTGGCAGAGACGCCCGAGACGGGCACGTTTTGTTCGGTGACGACGGTGACATCGCCAAGCGCCGTGGTTCCTTGAACGCCCGTGAGCGTGACGCTTGCCGTGCCCGTAATGCTGACGGAGCCTACGGCCCCTGTGGCAAAGACGCCCGTGACAAGGACATCAGTGCCGACGGTGACCGTAACAGAGCCGACGGCCCCCGTGGCTTCCAGCCCTGTAACCGATATGTTAGCGTCGCCAGCGACCTGCACCGTGCCAATCGCACCCGTGGCCTGCACGCCCGTGAGACTGACGTTAGCGTCCGCGGCAATCGTGACGGATCCGACCTGGCCCGTCGCTTGAAGCCCAGTGACCGGGACGTTCGCGCCGGCATTGATCGTAACGGTGCCGACTTCGCCGGTGCCCTCAACGCCCGTAAGGCTGACTTCGGCTGTGCCCGTGACTTGGACCGAGCCTACGGATCCTGTGGCTTCAAGCCCCGTAACAGGGACGTCCGCGCCGGCGGTAACAGTAACCGTACCGACTTCGCCAGTCGCAAAAACGCCCGTAAGGCTGACGTTGGCGTCAGCCGCAATAGTGACGGAGCCAACCTGGCCCGTCCCCGTCGGAAGTGCCGCGAGGCTCTCACCCCAAGGATCGTCGCCCCAGCCTACGCCAGAAGCATTCCACCCCTGGAAAGCAACGGTAGCATCGGCCACTTCCGCCTCTTAATTAGGCGATGCGGATGATCGCGCTAGTCGAGTCAGCCGTCGGGAAGATGATCGTGAACGTGCCGTTCGTCGAGGTCTTGGCCCCACCGAAGTCCAGAATACAGACCGAAGGGTCGCCCGCCGCCGAGTCGTTGTAGATCATCGCGCCATAGGCCGTGATCGTCGCGCTCGTGAACGAAAGATCCGCAAAGTCCGTGAACGCCGTGGTGCCGCTCGAGGTCGGGGTGACGTTGGTCAAGGTACCGCCGCCCGCCGAGTAGGTACCGGAGTTCGCTACTTCGTTGGTGGCCGTATATGCCGTAGTCGCCGCGGTAAACGAGGCACTGTTGTCGTACAGCGCGAGCTTAAAGGTATTGCCCGTTCCGTTGGTGAAGTTGTGCACCGCCTTCATCAGCTCTACCTTAAAGCTGGTGCACATGAAGTTGCCTGAAAATGCCATTTCTATTCTCCTAACAGATGAACCAGCTCTGGATGCCCCGCTTCACGAAGGCGCTGGGCGATCGTGGCACGGTCCTGCTCGACGGCCTCCTTCAGATAGAAGGCGACCACATACTTGACGCGGTCCTTGAAGGCCCGCGCCTGCGCCTGAATGACCGGGTGTGACTGGTCACCGACGAAAATAATCTTGTCCGCGGCCCGTTGAGCGAGCTCGTCGGCCGACCAGCCACGATGCTCCGTGGTCGCGACCTGCACGCCATTCGTTAATCCGGGCATTTCTACAGTGATCATGGGCCGGGCGACTCCGATTTAACCGGGATGCGGATCATACCATCACGGTACTCGTCGCGGCGGCGGCGTCCTTGCTGCTCGATGCCGAGGCCTTGGATTGCCTGACGGTACGAGTTCTGGAAGTACTGCATCATCTCCGGCGGACCCTTGGTGTAGCTATATGCCTGAATCATGCAGGCATAAAACAGGGCTTCCGGGGCGTTATTGCTGATCCAAGTCGTCGTATTGGTCGACGAAAGCTGCGCAGGGCGGTAGATGTAGCCAAGTTCGACCACAAAGTTCGCATTCGGCGTAGGCGCAATGTAGAACGTGTTTTGATCCCACACCGAATAGTACTTGGGGACGCCCGTGGTGGCCCCGTTGGGCCAGTATTCCTTCATAAAGGACGTGTCACGGAAGTCCAAAAAGATCTGATCGCTGCCCGAGGTGATCATCATGTAGCGATGAGTGAGGATGTCACTCGGGGCGGTCAGAAATTTGTTACCCGAAGTCATGGTTCCGCTGACTTCGAGCTTAAAAACGTCCAAATCAATCTCGCGGAGGATCTGATTCTCCGCAAAAGTGATGAAATTGTTGATTACGGGTTCGGTAAAGACGTTACTACCCACTTCAGAGTAGTTCCGAATGTTCGTAACGAGCTCGCTGTAGTTCATGTGGTCGTCACCGTCACAGAGCCCACGAGTGTTTGGGCAATTAATGCCTGCCCGAGTACGTACGGCCGCATGTCAGCCGTGTTTTGGACCGATCCATAGCTCTGAAAAGCCGTAAAACCGGGCGCTCCAACGAACACGGAGACGGGTTCGATGCGATCGGGGCGCGGATCTCGCAGTGCAATAGCGTCTCCGCGGTACCGAAGGGGCTCTAATTGAGGCTCTTTTGGCTCGTAATCGTCCGGGCAGACCATGTATCCCTGCCATTGCTTGCGCAAGACGTTGTAGGGATACCGCTGGCCGCAGAAATCGCATAGCCCATACGAGAATTTGCCAGTTGCGTAGGCCATTAGACGCCCATATCGGGCACAAACTGCACGCTGGCAGTGTCCCGATCCTCCATCGCAGCCCGATTGAAGTCTTCTTCGTAGATCGCCTTCAATGCCGCCGTCCGATCCGGGGCAAACTTGAGCGAAAGCTGATACGCAAGCCCCGAAGCCAAGCACGGCAGGAAGCGGAAGTTGATATCCGCCGTGTTTGTGTACACGCCCGCATCCTGGATGCGACGAATGCGGTAATACACGAACGTATACGTCTGATCCGCCGCCGGATAGAAGAAAACCTTGGTCGGATTGGCGCGTTGTACGTAAAACTGCGCCGGCCGCGACTCAGAAGTCTTATCCGGGACGTTCAGGTAGTCTTCGCGGCTGATTCGCTCGATGTAGACGTCGCTATTCACACCCTGGTTGTTCTGGCGAATGATCGCCTCGAGCACATTGACCGTATCGGTGGGCAATGTGATCTCTTTGTCCCCTTGCGTCAGCGTATAAGTCGCTTGTTCAATGGTCCAAAGGTTCAAACCACGGTTGGCCCAGTCCAGAAACAGCAAATTGAGCGAGCGGCGTGCGGAGTTGAGCTGATAACCGTTCGTCGCCCGCATGCCGCAACGCTCAAATGCCTCTTCAACCAGATCGTCAATCGACAGGTTGAAGTCTGTAGTGCCTGACGTAGCCATCGATTAGCCGCAGGATCCGCCCATGCGCATCTTCTTGACCTTCATCTTCTTCTTAGCCGCACCGCCCTTCTTGTAGCCGCCAGGCATCCCGCCGCCCGTCATGCCCATGGCCATGCGCTTGTGCTGATTGACATCGCCCCCCACGGCCATCATCAAGACCTTGCCGGTCTTCATGCTGGGCTCGGAGAGCATCTTGTTCTTCGGGCCACTGCCCACGGCACCGCCACCACGGACGGCACAACCCATTCCACGACCTGCCATTTTAAGACCCTCGCATCGCGCGACCGCGCGAATCAGTGCTTTTGCTCTTCATGGCACGGCCTTTCTTATCAGCCGCACCACCCTTTTTCATCTTGCCGACGCCGTCGGCAGCAAAGGCCGGGACTTTTTTCCCGCCCTTCATCACCATCTTTAATTTACCGGGCATTGTCATTTACTCCTTAAGGATTAACACTTCCATCGTCGACGAGCCTGCCTGATCCTGCTGTCAGGATCCTTGGCCGCCTCTGGATACATCTTCATCTGACCGGCGGAACGCGCACAAAACGACTTGCGTCGTTTGGCCCGAGCAGGACTCGGACTGCTCTCCGTCACGGCTGTTTGAAGCTTGCTGCCGGGATTGGCCCTGCGATAAGCGGCAACGCCTTTCTTGGTCATGCCAGCACCTTGCTTCGTCGGGCGGAAGTTACCGCTCTTAACCGAAGTTCGGATACCCATGCCCTTGCGTACGGCGCCACCGCCTCGCATGGCCACGCCCATGCACCCAGCCATTAGGCTGGTGCTCCACCTACATAGAGCACAGTGACACTTAACACTTGCGCATCGGCAAGCGTTATGTACACGCCGTCGGTAGCGAGAATCCCGTCATCTGGAATGATGAGATCATAGGCCCCGGCAGATGCCGGGGTTTTGATGTCGAGAATCGTCGTGCCACTGACCCCACCCGTCTTAAGGGTGAAGCCTGATGCCGTACCTGTGTTGGTGAAGTACACGCCTTGCACGCGTGTGCGGCCATTCACCGCGTCGCCGGTAGCGACAACGGTTTTTGCCTTAACGTCACTAGCGAAGCTCATGGCGAGCCTCCTATTAGGCTACTTTGAGGACGGTGACTCGGAAGGAGCCAGAGGCCGGGTCGATCGCAGAGGCCGTTACGTTAGCAACGCGAACCTTAACCGTATCGGCAGCCGAGACGTAGCCCGTCACAACAAGACCTGACGCAATCGTCGCCGGGGGAGCAACCATCACGACATCGCCCACGGCCGCGCCAGTCACGGTGATGCCGGACGAGTCAGCGGTGGTGTTGGCCGAAAGAGAAGTAAAGTCGATCGTCGAAGTCGCCGTCAAAACAGCGGTAACGACGGTGGTACCGGAACCGGCGATGAAGCCATTGGTCGAGATTACCGGACCGGAAAAAGTTGTATTCGCCATCGAATTGTCCTCACATGCGAGTTCGGTGCGGCTGTCTGCATGTCGTCAGCCGGGGAGGCTGTCAGACGCACCGGGTTATCCCCGGAAATTTGACTATACGTGAATAACGTGCATAGAGAAAGGGGGCCTTGCGGCCCCCTCTCGTCTGCTTTTTAGGCAGCGCCAGGCGATCCGAAGATGCCACGCGGGTCGCTGAAGCCGAAGCTGTAGCGCTCGCGAGCCTTGTACCGCACGTTGCCGGTATCGAAGTCGCCCTCGAAACCAGTCTTGATGGCAACACGCTGGAACATCTTCATGCCGTTCGGAGCGTCGGTCTTGATGAACCAAGCGTCCGGGTCGGTCAA